GATTTAATGGCAGAAAGAATAAATTGGCTATGTAAAACTAATGGAATTTTATTAGACAAAGAACATGGAGTGAATTTTGATGAAAAGGATATAAAACAATATTTTGAAAGGAAAGTAGAATATGGAAGATAGACTAGTGATAGGATATGACAAAGCAGAAGGAAGTAGTAAACAAGCATTAACTGTAGCTAGAAAAAAAGGTAGAGGATTATGGATAGTAAATCAATTTTATGATAAAGAGGCAGAAGAAATTTATAATAAATTAACTGAACCAAATTTGTTAGTAAAAGACATATTTGAATTAGAGCAATCACTAGTAGGAAGAAGAGATTGTACAATTTACATTACTAATGAAGTAGATATAAAATTAAATTCTATGTCTTGGAAAAATGAAATAAAATTTAGAAAAATCCAATCTAATTTAATAGAAAGAAATATTAAATTAAAAATATACAATAGGAGGTAATAATAGATTATATGATTGAGATAATAGGAAAAATATTATATTACGTAGGATTATTAGTAGTTATAACGTTATCATTTGTTGCGATATATTTAGTATTTGGATTTTGGTTTACGATTTTTTGTTTAGGTTTAGCAGCAGTTTTGGTAGGAGCATATTTAAAAGATAACTATTAGGAGGTAACAATGAAGATTAAAGTAGGAGAATATGTTAGAACTAAAAAAGGAAAAATATTTAGATATGGTAAAGGTAGAGCATATTTAGGAAAAGACAATAAAATAGTAAAACATAGCTTTAATATAAAAGAATTAATAGAACCTCAAGATATTTTAAAATACAAAATAAAAGATTTTAATTTTAATAGTAAAGGAATAGTGTACGAAGAATATGATGCAAGAAAAGGAGAATATTACAGAATAATAAATGGACATAGACTAGAAGAGGTACAAATAATTGCAATATTAACACATAAGCAATATGAAAGAGATTATTATAGATTGGAGGAAGAATAAATGGCATTAGCTAAAGGGAAATTATATTTTTCAAATAATGATGGAGAATATAAGGAATTAGGAAGTGTAGCAAATTTAGAAATGACTCTAGTAGAAGATAAAGATGATACGGAAATGAAAGATTTTATAAGCAAAATAGAGGATTATGATGAAGAATTAACAATCGATATTAAAGATAGAAAAACAATAAGAGAAATAAAGCGATTATTAAAAACAGATACACAGAAAAAAGCTGAGCGAAGATACAACAAGAAAGCATATAGAGACTTTATAAGAAAGAAGAGGTAATAAGAATGTTTAAGTTAAGAAAAAGAGTAGAAAATTTAGAAAATCAATTAAAGATAGATCCAGTTGTAATTACAGAAGTAGATTTATATAAATTTTATTTAGAAAGAAAAATAGATGAAATAAATGCAAGGTTAAAACATAATTTAAGTTATTCTATAGAACACAATACAGAATCAATTAGAGCAGACGGATGGAGATTTTTCGATATGTCATGGACAATAAGCGTTATGATTAAAATAAGTAACATAGAAATCAAAAAGTTTACTTATGTAACAAATTCCAATATAACGAAAAAGGATATTTACAAAACAATATTAAGATACATAAACTCAAAACCTATAAGTTATTTTATAAAACTAGATAAGAAAATAGAAGATCTAGAGAAACACAATATAGAATTAGATAAAAAGAAATTAAACCTAGAAGAGGAATTAAAGAAAATAATATAAATTGTAGGAGGTACAAAAGATTGGAAATTAAAACCTTAATTAGACTATTAAAAAACTACAAAGAAAATAAAGCTACATTAAACATTAGATTAAAAGAATTAAAGAACAAAAGAATAGAATTAAAGAATCTAGTAGTAGATACTAGTATAAGTGGAATAAATTATGATACAGAAGGAATACATAGTAAAAATACTATATCAGATAGAACAGGAAATGCGATTCTTAAAGAGGACAATAGAAAAATAAAATTAGAAGAGGATATAGCAAAACTAGAAGAGGAAATAAGGAAACTAAGAAAAGATGTGGAAACAGTAGATGACAGATTAGAGATATTAACATATAAAGAGAAACAGTTATTAATTGCAAGATATATAGAAGAATGTAGCTATGCAGATATAGGAAACAGAATATACTATCAGTTGTATAGTGAAACTAGAAGTGAAGATACAATACAAAGAATGATTAATAGAGCATTAAAAAAAGTGTCAAAAATATAGGAAAATGAAAATGCGGTTATTTTGCGGTTAAAATGCGGTTGTTTTGCACTTGTTTTTTCAAAAACAGTAGTTTATAATTTATAATAGCAACAGAAAGTTGTAAGGCATCCTTTTATTATTATTCAAATATAATTACTACATAAAATTGTGACTATATATGTCACAATTTTTTATATTGCGGGATAGAGCAGTTGGCAGCTCGCTAGTCTCATAAGCTAGAGGTCACAAGTTCGAATCTTGTTCCTGCAACCATAAGAGTAGACGTTTTAAATGTCTACTCTTTTTTTATGTACTAGACATTGTGATTCGTTGTAAAATCACCTCCTTTCTTAATGTAAATATTTGATTAAACAAGCTATTTCTAGTGTAGCTTGTTTTTTATTTTAATAAGGAGAGTTAGATGAAACTAAAGATTATAATTTTATATTTATTAATAAAGGTAATGAACATATATGAAAGATAAATTCAATTGGAAAGAATGTATGAAACGTAAATGTGAGCAATGCAAATATTATAATAAATGTTTTAAAGAAGAGAGGAAAATAGAAAATGAAAAAAATAAAGTTTTTAGTAAATGTTCCAGATAAATATACAAGAGAAGAATATAAAGAAGGACAAGTAAAACAATTTAATAATAAAAGAGCAGAAGAAATATTAAAAGCTAGAAGAAATAATGGAGAGCCATATGCAGTTGAAGTAATAGAAAAGAAAGAAACAGCAACAAAGAAAGTAGAAAAAGAAAATGCAATGAAGGAATAGTTATGACAGAAAGAGATAATCCATTAATTGCAAAGAAATACAAAAGTAAAAGATGGCAGAAGTTAAGAAGGCAGAAATTAATATTAAATCCTATGTGTGAAAGATGTGAGAAGAAAGAAATATATGTTCCTGCCTATTTTGTACATCATAAAGAATATATAACTGAACAAAATTACGAAGATGATAATATATTCTTCAATATAAAAAATCTAGAAAGCTTATGCAAACAATGTCACAACACTGAACATTTTGCAGACAAAGTAGAGTACAAGTTTGATGAAAACGGAGATTTAATAAAGAAAGAATAATAGATAATGAGCTATATACAATAACTATATTGAAAAGCCTAACAGATAAAGACAGAATAGATTTAGAAGAAGGTATTAAATCATTACAAAAACACAAGGATTGTAGTAGAATACATTCTTCTAAGTTTATTATTGTTAATACTCACAAGACCAAAGAAGAGATAGAAGAAATAAATAATCAAGATAAGATTCAAGATTTGTTTAGAGTGTACAAAGAGAATAATAGTCAGAAGTATTATATAAATGATAAGACATTAATAGATGAGTTAAGCAACTTAAAGCTTACAGATAAAAATAAAAAAGAAATAAATAAAAAAATTAATTTAATAAATTATTCTATCAAAGAATTAGAAGAATATAGGAAGAAAGTGGAAACAATCATAGCAAAATAGCCCCCCATAACCCTACAAAATCAATGCCTATGGGAGAACGGTGGGTGGGCATTCGAAAAATACACAAGTTCTTTCGCGTGAGGGGTGTGGTAGATGAACGAAGATGATGCAGTAAAAAGAGCACTCGAAGATGCTCAAAAGGAAGAAATATCAGAAGAGCAAAGAGAACAAATAAAAAAAGAAATAAACAAAGAAAAAAATAGATTAAAGAAATTATACAAAGACTTACCAGAAAACCAAAAGAAGCTAGCAGAGAAAATTATAGAAAATGCAGCCTTTATAGCTGTCCAATTAAGATTAATGCAAGAAGATATAAAAGAAAACGGCATTAAAGAGTTTTACATGAATGGAAAAGGACAATTTGGATACAAAGAAAGCGTAGCATCTAAAACATATAATGTAAGCATAAAAAATTATATGAACATTATAAAACAACTAAATGATATGCTTCCAGAGGAAAAACAAATTAGCGAGGATGATGAATTTGAAAGATTCAATGATTTAACATGATTACATATACAGAAGAATACTATCAATTTTTATTAAAAAATCCAATTAAAGCTTCTAACAAAGTTTTAGCAGTATATAAGAAACTTGTACAAGATTTATACAATCCTAAACAAGTTTCTTTTTTTAATGAAATAACAGAGGAAGAAGAAACACATACTTATGTATTTGATATTAATAAAGCTAATAGACCAATTAATTTCATCGAAAAATTCTGTAAACATTCTAAAGGAAAATGGGCAGGAAAGCCTGTTATATTAGAATTGTGGCAAAAAGCATTTATTCAAGCATTATTTGGATTTGTAGATAAAGAAACTGGTCTAAGAAAGTACAAAAAAGGAATTTTATTTGTAGGAAGAAAAAATGGAAAATCTACTATAGACGCAGGATTAGGAACTTATATGCTTACTTCTGCTGGAGAAGGTGGAGCAGAAATATATTCTGTAGCTACCAAGAAAGACCAAGCAAAAGTTGTTTGGGAAGAAGCTAAAAGAATGATAAAGAAAAGCCCAGTGCTAGCTAAAAGAATAAGAACGCTAGTAAATGGGCTTTTTTATGATGCAACTGAAAGTTTCTTTAAAGCATTAGCTAGTGATTCTAATTCACTAGATGGATTAAATGCTTTTTTTGTAATTGGAGATGAAATTCACGCTTGGAAAGATAAAAACTTGCTAGATGTTATGTATGATTCAATGTCTGCAAGAGAAGAACCATTATTTTTGGAAACTTCTACAATGGGACAAATTAGAGAAAGTGTTTTCGATAATGAATATGAGTATTGTACAGAAGTTATAAATGGATATGAAGGAAAAAGCGATATTGTAGACGAAACAATATTGCCAGTTATTTATGAATTAAATAATCCAAATGATTGGCAAAACGAGCTAGCTTGGTATCAGGCGAATCCTGGTCTTGGAACAATTAAGAATATTAAGGACTTACGAGATAAAGTAAATAGAGCTAAAAATAATCCTAGTGAATTAACAAATTTGTTATGCAAAGATTTTAATATCAGACAAAACGACCAAGACAAATGGATAACATTCGATATTGCGAATAATGAAGAAACTTATAAAATAGAGGAATTATTTGATACTTATGCAATTGGAGGAGTTGACTTATCAAGCACTACAGATTTGACATGTGCAACTTTATTAATTGTAAAGCATAACAAGAAATATGTAATACAACAATATTTTATTCCAAGCGAAAGATTAGAATTTAAAATAAAAGACGACAAAATCCCATACGATAAATGGGAGAAAAGAGGTCTAGTAACAATATGCGAAGGTGCTAAAGTAAATTATACTGATGTAACACAATGGTTTTTAAGAATGAATGAAGAATACAAAATATCAGCAATGTGGATTGGATATGATCCATGGAATACTCAATATTGGGTTGAAGAAATGAAAAATTATGGATTCGAAATGTTTGAAGTTAGACAAGGAGCAAAGACAATGAGTAATCCTATGAAACAGCTTGAAGCAGATTTAATTGAAAAGAAAGTAAATTATAATAACAATCCGATTTTAAAATGGTGCTTATGTAATACAGCAGTAAAAAGAGATGAAAACGACAATATAAGACCTGTTAAAGGACAAAAACAAAGGCAAAGAATTGATGGTACAGTAAGTTTAATAATAGCTTACTGTGTTTTATATGAAAAAATGAATGACTATTTAGTTTTACAGGAGGAATAATATGAAGAAAAAAAGAAGAAGCTTATTTGAGCTTATCTTTAATATAAAAGAACAAAGACAAGACACGATACAACCACAATATAAAATGCTGAATAGTTATGAAGCACAATTTACTACATTGAGTGGAGATACATATGACAGCAAATGTGCTAGACAATGTATTGATAGAATTGCTACTCATGCTGCTAAACTTTTACCAAAGCATATAAAAGGAAGTATAAGCAACAACATTAAAGGAGATATTAATTATTTACTAAGTGTACAACCAAATCCTTTAATGGATACTTACAATTTTATCTATAAAACAGTTTCAATATTGGAAAACGACAATAATGCTTTTGTCTTTATAGCTAGAGATGAAACAGATTTCATAACAGGATTTTATCCAGTTTTAGCACAAAATTATTTTTTGTTTGAAGATGCTGCTGGTAATCTATTTCTAAAATTCAAATTCATTAATGGACAAGAATATTTTTTATTATATACAGACTTAATACATTTAAGAAAATTTTACAATAAGCATGATATTTTTGGAACAAATAATAAAGTATTACAAACTGATTTAGAAACAGCGCATACTGCAAATGAAGGAATAAGTAACGCAATAAAGACTACTGCTAATTTAAAAGGAATATTAAAATATAATGCTGTATTAAAGCAAAAAGATATAGAAGAAAGTAAAAATGCTTTTGTTAGAGATTTCTTAAATCTAGAAAACGAAAGTGGAATTGCTGCAATGGACTCTAAAGCAGAATTTCAAGAAATAAATATGGAACCAATTACGTTAGATAGCGAACAATTAAAACAAGTTAATTACAATATTTTCGATTATTATGGAATCTCTGAAAGCATAATAAGAAACGATTATACTTTCGAACAATGGAATGCTTTTTACGAAGGTGTAATTGAACCTTTGGCAATGCAATTGAGTAATGTATTTACTATAAAAATATTTAATAAAGAAAGTATAAAAAGAGGAAATAAAATAGTATTTACTGCAAATAGATTACAATATGCAAGTTTGACAGATAAGACAAACTTATTAAAAGTTGTAATACCAGCAGGTGTAATTAAGACAGATGAAATTAGAGAGGTATTAGACTTTGCACCTCTTGGAGGAGAAGAAGGAGAAAGAATAGTACAATCTCTAAACAATATAGATAAAGAAATAGCTAACGAATACCAAGGAGGAAAAAACAATGGAAAATAAATATTATGGTTTAGCTAATTTACGTGCATTAGAAGATGATAATAAGCAAATGATATTAGAAGGCTATGCAATTAAATTTAATCAACCTACACAGCCAAAATTCAAAGAATTATATGGATATACAGAAATAATAAGCCCTAGAGCATTAGACGACACTGATTTGTCTGATGTACCACTTAAATACAATCATTCTGATGGAAAGGTAATATTAGCAAGAACAAGAGGAGGTACATTAAATCTTATTAAAGATGAAATAGGATTAAAAGTACTAGCAGTTTTAAATAGAAATATACCAGATCATGTATCTGTTTATGAAGCAGTAAAAAGCAAATTAATAGATAAGATGAGCTTTGGATTTTTTGCTGATGAAGATATGAACTCTTATGATGCAGAAAGTAGAACAATAACTGTTAATAGAATTACAGCATTAACAGATGTATCTGTTGTAGATATTCCTGCGTACGATTCTACAGAAGTGTATGCAAGAAATTTAAAATCTTTAGAAAATATGGACAAATCTAAAGAATTAGAAATTAAGAAAAGAAAATTAAAAGTTTTATTAAGTTTATAATACCGAAAGAGGCTAGCTGGAGAGCTAGCTTTTTCTGACTGGAGAGGAAGATAGGATTTTTATAAAACAGCTGGAGAGCTGTCATTTTTTATTTTAGGAGGAAGTTATGAGCAAAGAAGAAATACTAAAAAGAAAAGAAGAATTAAGACAATTATTAAATGAAGCCAAAACAGAAGAAGAAATAAACGAAATTGAAAAAGAGGCTAAAAAACTAGAAGAAATCGAAGAAAAACAAAAAGAAGATATCACAAAAGAAGAAGAAAGACAGTTATTAACAAAAAGTACATTAAGCCAGTTAAAAAAAGATACTGAAAATTTAGAAAAAAGAAGTCTAAAAGTTAGAGAGGATGGAGAACCAATGGAAAAAGAACAAAAAAGAACATTAGCGCAAGTTTTAGAAAGTCCAGAATATAGAACAGCTTGGGCTAAAAAATTAATGGGAAGACCAGAGAAAGATTTTACAGAAGAAGAAAAGAGAGCATTAGGAGATGCAATCACAACAACTGATACAGAATTTGTTGCTTCTGCTGCTGAAACACAAGGAATTAACAATGGCGGCCTATTTATTCCAAAATCTGTAAGAAGTGACATTATGGAAATTATAACAGATTCAAGCCCAATTTATAGAGATGTAAGAAAATTAAATGTAGCAGGAAATATTGAATTACCATATTTAGATGAAGCTGATGATGCTGAATGGTATACAGAGCTTAAAGAAACAAAAAATGAAGGACAAAAATATGGTAACTTACAATTAACTGGCTGGGAACTAGCTAAAGATGTTGAAATTACATGGAAATTAGAACAAATGGCAGTAGATAGCTTTATTCCATTTATTGTTGAAGAATTAGCAGCAAAAATGGGTATAGCTTTAGTAAATGCTATTATCTATGGAGATGGAGTAAACAAACCAAGAGGAATCACAAAAGATTTAACAGCAATTAAAGAAGGGGAAACACCAGTAGACAGAATAATTGCTACATATAAATCTTTATCAAAAGAGGCTAGAAGAGGAGCAAAAACATATATTTCTACAAATGTAAATATAGATATATGCGGATATAAAGATAACAATGGCAATTATCCATTTTTACAAGGGCTTGCAACCAATAAACTAACTCCTGTAGAAGTAGATCCATACCTAAAGGATGACGATATAATTTCTGGAAATATGAGAAATTATATATTAAATGAAGTAACACCAGTTAGAGTTGATAAAGAATCTAAAATAAAACCAAGAAGAATAGTATATGGAGGTTATGCAATTTATGATGGTGTAGCAAGACCAGAATATTTTGCATATAGTCAAAAATCAAAATAGGAGGAAACTAAATGGACACTAAAGTAAAGTTCTTAAAACAATTAGCACTAAAAGTAACATCTGCGACTTCTGAAGATGAAGTTGCAGGAGAAACAGTGTGCGAAGTACTAGATTACATAGTAAAGAATTATAAAGAAAGTGCTGGTACTCAAGGACCTCAAGAAGATCCAGGAACGCCTGGTAAAGACGGGAAAAGTGTAACTGCTATTGAATTAACAACAGATGAATCTGGAAAAGTAACTGGAGGAACAGTAACATTTTCTGATGAAACTACATCTCCAATAACTGTTAATCAAGCAGGAGTCTAGGAGGCAGTAAATGGATAAATTACTAAAATTAGCAAAACAATCTTTAAGTATAGTTGAAACTGCAACAGCTAAAGATGAAGAAATAAAAATGTGGATAAATGCAGGAATAGCAGATTTAAAAAGACAAGATATCGACACAGAAAAGGATGATAGCTTAATAGATTCTGCTATTGTTATGTTTGTAAAATCTAATTTTGGTAATGTAGATATAAAAGAAAAAGAATTAGCACAGAGAACATATAATTTGCTCTGTGCTAATTTAGGTTTATCTACAGACTATAAGGTGGCTGATAAAGATGCATGATGTTGAATGTATACTATTATCTAAAGAAATTGTGCAAGACGAAATAGGCGTAGAAAAAGAAATAACAAAAGAAACACCTATACCAATTATAAAGCACGAAGATATATATGCTAAAGAATATTATGTAGCTAGTCAATCTGGGTACAAACCAACATTAAGACTAAAAGTAAGTGCTTTAAATTATGAAGGACAGTCAGAACTTAAATATATGGGAATTACTTACACTATTATAAGAGCAACAGAACCTTATGCAGATGAAGTAACTTTAATTTGTGAGAGGAAGATTAAAAATGTCTAAAAGCATATCTGGAGAGATGTTAAGCAAAGAAATAATGAAAGCATTAGAAGGATATGCAGATGACATATCAGATATTGTAGAAAAAGATGCAAATGAAATTGGTAAAGAAGCAGTAAAAACAATTAAACAAGAATCTCCAAAAGGAGCAACAGGTGAATATGCAAAAAGTTGGAGATTACGTAAAGATAAAAAAGGTAAAAATAGTTATATTGTTAAGCTTTATAACAAAGATCACTATCGACTTACTCATTTATTAGAGTTTGGTCATGCTACAGCTGATGGAGGACATACAGAAGCACAGCCACACATAAGACCAGTAGAACAAGAATACAGCAAGAAATTTGAAAACAAACTAAGACAAGATATAGGAGGCTTAAAATGACATTAGAAGAATTAAAGCAAAGATGTATAGAACAAGGCTTTAAATATGCATATGGAAGATTTAAAAAATCTACACAGCCCCCACACTTAGTTGCAATAACAACTGATACAGACAACTTCATGGCAGACAATAAAGTTTATAAGAAGAGACTGCCAATAAAATTAGATTATACATATATAGACAAGAATATAGAAGAACAAAACAAATTAGAAGATATTATTTTAGCGGATATTCCGTGGAATAAAACAGAAGAAACTTACTTGAAAGATGAAGGCATCTGGCAAGTAAGTTATTTTTTTGAAATTTTAATTTAGGAGGAAATGAAAATGGCTGAAACTAATAACAAAGTTTTATACGGCATAGAACAATGTTACATAGCAAAAATAATAGAACAAGAGGGACAAATAACATACGGAACACCTTTTCCTATGCCAGGAGCTGTAGGATTAAGTTTTGAACCAGAAGGTGAAGAAACAGCTTTTTATGCAGATAACATTAAATATTATATTGCGAGCTCAAATCAAGGATATTCTGGAGATCTTGAATTAGCAATCACACCAGAAGAATTTTTAACAGAAATTTTAGGAAGACAAAAAGATACTAATGGAGCAATTTTTGAAAATGCAGACGATAAAACAGCAAGATTCGCTTTAATGTTTCAAGGACAAGGAGATCAAAAAAATAGAAGATGGGTTTTCTTTGATTGTACTGCTACAAGACCAAGTAGAGAGAACAATACTAAAGAAGAATCTGTTGAAGTAGGAACAGAAACATTAACAATAACTATGTCACCAAGAACGTCTGACAAAGCAGTTATGGCATATATAGAACCAAATGACACAAACGAAGAAATATACAATGCATTTTTTACAAAAGTATATGAAAAAGATGCTACAGCAGGAGTATAGGAGGAAATTATGAAAGAAATTACAATATGCAACAAAAAATACCCTATTGATTGTAATGCTTTTACTAGATTTCAATATAAAGAAATTTTTGGAAAAGGTATTTTTTCAGATATAAAAATATTAAATCAATTTTCAGAACAGCAAAAAAAGATACGACAAAAATTAGAAAATGAAAATAAATCAGAAGAGGAAATTCAAGAGCAATTAAATTACTCAATGATGGATAGTTTAGATGATTTTATTGATGTAATTGAAAAGATTGCTTATATACTAATATACACAGCAAATCCTGAAATTGAATCTTTTGAAAAATGGCTTACAAATATAGAGAAAATTGATTTAAGTTCTTCTTGGATTAGCGAGGTAACGGAATTAGCCGTTACCTCCTTTTGTTGATGAAGAGCTTATTGAAGAAAGCAATAAAAAAATAAAAAGCACAGCTCAAAAAATAGAAACTTTAGAAGAGCATAGATTTATAGCTAATTGTTTAAGAATCGGTTTAAGCATTAACGATTTAAAACTATTTAAGTATAAAGATATAGCTAAAATAATGCTTTGTTTTATTGATGACATGGGCAAAGAAGCTAAACCTCGTAAAGCAACACAAGCTGACTGGGATAAATTAGCCGCAAGGAGGTAAAAAATGCCAGGAACAATTAAAGGAATTGTAGTTGAAATTGGTGGAGATACATCTAATCTACAGAAAGCATTAAGTAAAGTAAATTCTACAACTAGCAGTTTGTCTAAAGAATTAAAAGGAATAAATAGTTTATTAAAATTTGATCCTAAAAGCACAGAATTATTAGCGCAGAAACAGGATGTTCTTAATGAAAATATTCAAAAGACTGCTAATAAACTTAAAACTTTAGAAAGTGTACAAGAAC